ATAAACTTAACCGGAATTATATCGGAACAGAATTGAATCCCGAATACTGCCAGATAGCTGAGAAAAGAATACTGCCATATAAATTACAACAAAAACTATTCTAATGAGACCTCTACGGGAAAGACTACGGTACATTGAGCTTCGTGGCACGTTGCGGCAGGACGGCAAAGAACTTAATTTTGAGGCTTGACATTGAAGAATTAGTCGAGCATCCTGAGAGTGCAAAGTCCGCAGAGATACGTGTAAAGTACCGCAGAGAGATCGCGCGAAGAAACGGAAATGAACAGGCAGAACAAAACTAATTTATTTTGATAATATAAAAACAATTACTATCTTTGAAGTGTCGAAAATAATACCATGCAAAATAAAGTTAAAATAATTAACGCCCTCATAGGGGAGATTGCCACCGGAGATAAAGCATGGTATTTATTCGACACTCGGTGGTTCTTCTTTATGGGGGCTTTCTTGTTAAATATATTTGTTCATTTTTTATATTTATTTAAGTTAAGCAGTTGTAGGGTGGCACACTTAGTTGTGCCTCCCTTACATTAAAATCAATTAAAATAATTATATGGGAGACTTAGCAAGAATTGAAGGCTTTTGTGAGCTTAGTACCACCAACCTAACATTTAAGAGAGATGTTAGTAAAGAGGAGTGGATGGATGTTTTTAAGGCACTGAAACAGGTTGAGGGATGTGTACAGTTTTGGATAGGTGACTGCCTTGCATACCGTCAACAGAAGTGGGGTATGTACGATGACATAGCAGAGGAGACGGGGATGGCAAAGCAAACACTTAAAGATACTAAATGGGTGAGTGAAAACGTGGAATCGTCTTTACGTAAAGACAATTTATCATTCAATCATCACAAAGAAGTTGCCAGCCTGCCGCCAGAGAAACAAGAGTTGTTTTTGAATATGGCAGTAGAGAATAAATTAAGTGTACGTGATTTGCGAAATGAAATTAAAAAAGAAAAACGCAATGATGAAGCGCGTCATCAGTCCGAATTGCCAAAACAAAAATTTCAGGTTATTTATGCTGATCCTCCGTGGAGTTATAACGACAAGTGTGATAGCGGAGCAATTCAGTCAGGTGGAGTTGACAAGCATTATCCTACAATGTCAATAAATGAAATATGTGAGCTTCCCATTAGCGATCTTGCAGAGGATGATTCTGTTTTATTTTTATGGACAACATCACCGCTTTTAGAAGATAGTTTCTTAGTTATAAATGCATGGGGGTTTAATTATAAGGCTTCATTTATCTGGGATAAGATAAAGCATAACATGGGACACTATAACTCCGTGAGGCATGAATTTCTTTTAATAGCAACAAGAGGATCGTGTACGCCTGACAATATGAAATTATTTGATAGTGTTCAGTCCATTGAAAGAACTGAACATTCAAAAAAACCGCATGAGTTTTATGAGATAATTGAAACACTTTACTCTGGAAGTAAGATAGAGTTATTTGCCCGAAATATAAGAGACGGGTGGTCGTCATGGGGGAATGAAGTATGACAGAATATTATAAAGAGAAATTAGAACAGGGATTACAATTTCAGGACTTTGTAACCGATATCTTATTCAATGAGTTATTTATTCCTATTTCTACATACCAAAGCAAAAAGTATCAACTAAAGGGAGAGAACAAGCAGGGTATTGAAATAAAGTTTGATGACAGGTATAAAGAAACGGGGAATCTTTATATTGAGATAAGCGAAAAGAGCGATCCTCGGAATATGAATTATGTGGATAGTGGTATTCATAGAAAAGATAACACGTGGCTTTATATAATTGGAGACTACTCAATACTTTATATTTTTGGTAAGACAATTTTGAGAGCAATGTATTTATCAGGTAATTATAAAAAGGTCTCTATTCCTACATCAATGGGTTTTTTAATTCCGAAAAAAGATGCAGAAAAGTATTCATTGAAAATAATAAAAATTGAAAATGCGGCCACTATCTGAAAGACTGAGATATATTCAATTGAAAGGTCATCTTTATTTTGGCGACAAAGAGTGGGTCTGGGTTGCCGCTCCGGATACTGAATGTGTTGTCCGTGAGATGCGATGCGGTTCAAAATGGCAGTTAGTCGAGCAGATTTATGATTTACTGAAAGGGATAATGGCATGACCAGACACGTGCGGATTTATATGGATTACTTTGGATACGGGGAACAGGATGTTATCCTTTGCGAGGTATGTGGGCAACGGGCAGTTGATATTCATCATATTGACGGGCGGGGCAAGGGAAAGGACGTTATCTCAAATCTGATTGCCTTGTGTCGCAAGTGCCATAATGCCGCACATGGATTAGAGAAAACATATTTACATAAAGATGTTATCCATAAAATTCATGAAAAAGTCTATAAACATGACTAATATCATTGTTATTCTGAAATTTAATAATGTAACTTTGATAGACTAAAACATAATATCATGAAAGAGAAATCACTTTTAAGACGTTATCGTTGGCCGTTGTTCATCCTCATGTGGGGTTCAGGTCAGTTTGCGGGTACGATGTTTCTGTATGGTCGTCCTGGTGATGCTTTGTATGGGTTCATTGCTGCGCTTGGAGTAGGCACTATTTGTGTTGTATTAGAGATGATTGACGAAACGAGAGAGAGAAATGAAAGCCGCTGAAGAGATGACAAGAGAAGAATTAATAGCCTACGACAAGTGGCTTACGAGACGCAAGTGGGGGACGGGCGAAATCATATCCCCCGAAAAGGCAGCGGACTTATACCTTGCCGAACATCCCCTCCCTCCCGCCGAGGGTGCAACAGCAGAGGAGTTCCTGAAAGGATGTGAACATGATGGATCATTTATTCCGGTACATGAGGTTATAAGGTTGATGAATGCGTTTGCTGCATCTCAAAAGCAGCAGCCGACAGCCGAGGGTGCGGAGGAGATAGATGATGAAACTATTGCTTATGCTGCCGAATATCAATGTGGAACTCCATTTAGTGAAAGATGGATTGGATTTGTGAAGGGTGCTAAATGGCATCGTTCCCTCCACGCCCAGCAGATAGCCGATAAGATGGTGGAGGAGAGGATAATACTTGATGAGGAAATGGCAGAACCAGTACAAGACGCCTTATACGCCACTGGCAGATTTACGATTGATGAATGTAATGTCTTGACTGAAGGTATTTTAATGTACATCAAGGAAAGAGGAATAATTAACCTTAAAAGCAGAGAAAAATGAAAACATATTGGGATGAATTTACTGAAAAGTACGGAGACAAATGTCTTGGGAAATCTCTAAATCAGATACTTGAAGCATTTTGGTATTACTGTAACGGGCAAAAAACAAAGGCTAAAAAACTTATGTCATGACACCATCAGATAAACTCAGAGAGATAGCGGAATCGTCCTTTGTTAATATAAGTGACGAGATGAAGTATATTCAAAAATTACTCCCCGATCATTACAGATGCGAACAGAGGGGAAACGGAGTGCGCTGTATTTCAGATATTGGCATAAATGAAGTTACCGAAGAGGGCTATTGGCGAGTATTTATTATAGCGCTTAAAGTAAGGTATAGGGATAGGTTTATGGAAGTGTTTCATCAAACTTGCAGTGATCATAAAGAGTTTACCGTATATATCAAAGAACAATCAATGGCGGATAAACTAAGTGCATTTGCCGAGAAATGGTCTACTGAAATTGCCGGGAACTATGATGACGAACTTGACGTGGTAACGATGCTTACAAATGAGGATGAACTTCTTTCCGACCTCACCGCCCTCATCAGCGAGGGGTATGTAGAAAAGGCTAAGTACGATGAGGCTGTTCGGCAGCGGGATGAACTGAGGGAGGCATTAGCTGAGCAGAAGAGAATATACTTCAATCTTTTTGAGGAGGAAGTGAGATGTATGTATTGTGAAGCCAAAATAAATCGTGGCTCTGCTATTATTCTTTGTAAGGAATGTGCAGAAAATACCGAGGCATGAAAAGAGATTGCCGCAATCAAATCAACAGAAGGTTAGCTCCTGCGGAGTGGGGGATAACGTTTTGTGTATGAGCAGTGGCACTTATACACACTTTCAAATCAGTAGTAAACTATCCGTGCCATTGCTTATACACGGTGTTATGTGCCGTTTTTATTCACGAATTTAATTTAGAAATATGAAAAAATACAATGTAATTTACGCAGACCCAGCGTGGGGATTTAACAAAGGGGTTTATCAGGATAACGGTAGAAAAGACCGATTAATAGATGAACAATACCCAACGATGACAAAAAAGGAGTTGCAACAATTACCAGTAAAAGATATTGCAGACAAAGACTGTGCTTTATTTTTATGGGTAACAGATAGCCACCTAAAAGAGGGGATTGAATTAATGGAAGCGTGGGGTTTTACATACCGAACAATAGTTTTTATTTGGAAGAAAATAACCAATAAAGGTAATACTTGTGCAAATGTTGGGGCGTGGACAATGAAAAACTGTGAGGTATGTATTTTAGGTGCAAAAGGTAATATGTTGCAACACAAAAAAGCAAACAACATTTTTCAACTAATAGAAGCAGAAAGAACAAAACATAGTAAAAAACCTATTGAAGCGATTGAACGAATTGAAAAATTGTTTGGTGATTTGCCAAGAGTTGAACTTTTTTGTCGTTATCCGAGAAATGGTTGGGACGTTTGGGGGAATGAAGTTGAGAGTAGTGTCGCTCTTTAAAATGGCACATAACGGTTACGGCTATGTGCAGTAGCGGATTTGAAACACAAAACTTTAAATAACGGATAAATTATGATAGTAGAACAAATGTTAAAAAATGCACCGAAACCGCTATTGCATATAGCCGATGTTAGTGGCAGTGCTTTGTTCAATGCGGATTGTATGGATGTTTTACCTCTTATTCCTGATAAATCGGTTCAACTTATTTTAGCTGATTTGCCTTACGGAACGACTAATTTGAAATGGGATAGTGTGTTAGACCTAAACAAGTTG